AGTTGTTGCTCTTTAGGTTTTATGGTTGAGCTATAAAAGGCATAACTTTTCATATTAATTAGCTCTTAAAATGACTGCTTCTGATAAACATTTGTTTCTAGGTCTGTTTAAGAATACTTCGTAAGGACCATAAGTAAACTCTTTTAACAAGTCTTCATATTGTTTCAAACTTTCTTCGTTGTCAATTAGCTTAACTTCAAACTCAATTAGAAATGCTTTGAATTGTACATCTTGGTCAATAATCTCTCTACAGAAATCCCACCATACACCTTCAATATCTGCTTTGATAATATCTGGTTGTGGCATATCATCAGCTATAATTGTTTGTAGATTTTTAGTATCTACTTCAATATATCCTGGATCCTCACCAAATTGTGGTAATGGTAATAATGAATAACACTTCGCAAGGTCATTCTTATCATAATAGAATTTCATCTTGCCATTCTCACCAGCATATGCTAGTTGATGAAATGTCATCTTGTCTTTACCTGGAAAGTTTGTTTCAAATAGTTTTACACTATCTGGTGTAGGGTCATAACAATGTATATTCATATCAGGATTGTCTTTTAACATGGCCTGTTCCCAACCTACATCTCTGTGTACACCTAGTGATAATACATTTGTACTATCTTTGACTACACTTTCTGGTAGCCAGTAATTCTTGTATTGTTTAAAGTTTTGAGGTTGCATGTAAATGCCCTCTAGTCTTTTAATCTCAGTTAAAAGTTCTTGTTCAGTCATCTTTTACTCTCCAGTCAGTTTTAAAGGTAACATAATTTAATTGTATGCCTCTTCGTTCTATTTGTATTTGTTTTCCTTCTTCCATGCCATGCCATTTGTTTTCACCATGAAATACATAACCATAGTTATGCCAAAATGGTACAGTCTTTACTAGTTCTAACTTTTCATTGTACAAGTCAGTACCTAAATTTATGTTTTCACCAGTTTTATTAATATAAATTAAACTTGATATTAGTTTCTCTGGTATATCAACATGTGGTTTCAGCCAGAAACCTTTTGTATCATGTAAGATTTCTAGTCTTACATAAGAACCTTTAAAGTTGTCTTTGTTGCCAACCATCTTGGCAATCATCTCTCTAATAGGTTTACTTTGTAATTCTCTAATCAAGTTAACCATCTCTGGATACTTGCTTCTATTATCGTTTGTAATGTATTCTCTTAATTGATGGTTTTGTTTTTCAACACCCTCTTTATAACCTGACCTGGTGCCGTCATGCAATATACCTTTTCTTGGTATTACTGCACTTCTAATTTCATCTACTTGTGCTTCTGTTAATGCCTGACCAAAGGTATGGTGTTCCCATGGACTATCATCATATTTTGCCTTGCTTAGGCTTTCATATAACTTGGTGTACATCATCTTTTAAACACATAATATAATCGTTTACCTGATTGTCTGGCTTCTCCAGCTTCAATCTCTTTACCATAGTTACTTCTAAATGCTTCTAACATCTTATCAACATGGTCTTGATTTTTTGGTCTTGATTGTAGTTTCTGAGTTTCGTATATCATAACTCCTCCAGGTTTTGTCAATTCATAATGACCTTTTGCAATTTCACTCTCGGACATATTATCTTCATCTCTTACCTGAATAGTCATAGCGAAAGAAAACACGACATCGAATTTATTTACACCATTACTTTCTACAAAGTCTTTAAAAGTTTTCTGTACCCATTTCATATTATCTGGTATGTCAAATGGACATTCCACAAATGGTTCTACTGCATATACTTTGTAAAAATCTTTGGCAAGTTCTACACCAAATTCGCCTTGATTGGCACCTAGGTCTAGTAAAGTTTTATCTTTACCAGCATACTGCCTTAGTTTTAGATTTGCAATTCTTTCCTGAGCATTGTTGCCCTTACCGATTGCTTGGTAATTATTCCAGTCTGTCTTCATATCATTCACCTCAACTAACTTTCTTAATTCATTTTCAAACTTTTGTATATCAAAAAGTTCTCTTTGACTATTTATAAACAACTCCGTAAACAGGTTCAGATTGTTACTACCCTCTGGTAAAGTGTTCTCAAAGTCTATAATTTTCAATACACCATTTTTTATGTGTATGTCATTATGAGGAAACTTAGTAGTTGTAAATTTTAAATCGTTATCTTCTATCGCCTCTATAATCTTGTAAACTTGTGGTACTAATTCTGGTCTAGGTTTATCATCCACATATTTTTCGCCACAATATTCCATTGTGATTGTTAAATCTTCTTTGTTATAATCAAGCAGTTTAGGAAAGTTAGGGTGTCCTTGTAATCTTTCTAAACATTCCAACTCTCGTAACCAACAATGATAACCTGTACCTCTTACATATTCTTTCTTTTGTACTTTATCAAACTTCTTAACAACGGTGTCCCACTCGTAATTGATAGTAACACTACTCGACTTGCCTCTTACCATACATTTTCACCATTCAAATGCCCCCATGCTTGACCTGATTTCATTTCTTCTTCTGTAAACTGAGCACACATTAATCCTTTTACCCAATGGTCTCTTTCGCCAGTATATAATGGGTCGTTGATTTCATTTAACTTATCTAAACCTAAACTTACAGGATAAGCAGGCGAGTGTTCACTACAATAACTAGGTATGCCATTCATAACTGCTTGTACGGCACACATAGAATGAAAAGATACCATAGCATAGCAATCTTTTAAATCTTCACTTAATGGTCTATCTAATTTTTCTCCCCAATTTACACCGTTTTTAAATTTTTGTCTAATTTTTACTGGATGTTTTCTATCATACTTTGCAATTGTTTTGATTACATCTTCTGTCCATTTCATACTATCTATGCCATACCAACATGCTGTATGATAACTAGGTGGTATAATTAGAATGTGTTTACCATTATACTGCCATGGTTTTGGTGTTAATTCGTCTTTGCATTTTTGAGGTAACCTTGACATAAGGGCATCAAATCTTTTATCTACTTTTCTATATGATTTTTCTAAGAAGTTCTTTTGAGTATTGTTTTTACAGATACGATACCATCTGTCACCTGTATCAGATTGTCTATAATCTTTCATAAAGAAGTATGGTTGGTCAAAGTAATACCAATCTGTACCCTCTGAAACAGCAACATCATGCACTTCTTTTGTACCTCTCACAAGACCTTGAAATATTACTGGTTCGTCATGTACGAGTGTACCGTCCCATGTTGGCCAACTGTAGTCTAAAAATCTATCTGCACCTTTACCTTTGGCACTTTCGTTTTCTTGTGAGTTATAAACTTTGACATCATGGTTTTTTGAAAACGCATTTAGAAATGGTAGTGATGCAAATTTAGTATTAAATAAGTGAATTCTCATAGCCAACCTTTTGTATATAATAACTATCGACAATATCAGATAATGGATTGCCCACTTTCTCTGTGTCAAATAGTTGTTTCAAATCAATCTTTACTTCTTTCACAAATGCCTCATACATTAAATCTTTGTCTGCGTTACCTTTTCCAGTAGCGCCTTTCTTAACAACACTAGGTACAACTGTGTTATAACCAAACTTTTCTTCAAGTAAACGATATTTAAGGATGCCACAATTTTCAGCAATTTGAAATACACCTTGGCCTTTTGAACCAAAGGAGTATCCTTCAATGTAGATTTCTGGATTTTGTGTTTGTTTGATGATTTCGATTGCGAAATCTGAGATGTATGTAAATCTTTCAATAGGGTCTTTCCATTCTTTATGTTCATATCCAATTATATTCTCACTTTGTTTACCAATCCACTTTTTCTTAGAAGTCAAATAGTAAAACATTAAGTTGCCATCATTTACACATATGGCAGGACTTGTTAAACTATAATCAATTCCAATCTTCGTCTTCGCTGTCGTTTGACCAAACTTCTTCGAGCTCGTCTTCTTCATTCTCTACCTCATATCCACAAAATGGACAAGTTAACGGCTCTAAGTCTTGCTCGTCAATGTCCCATGTTACAGTATATTTAGTTTCGCAGGAAGAACAACTTTTTTTTCTTTTTTCCAATACTGACATAATCCTTATAAACTAAAACCTTTAAATTGGTCTTTCTTTACATCTTGTTTAATACCACCAATAACATAACTCTCAATCTCTGTTTCTTGTGGTGCGTTTTGTGTACCCTTTGAATTCAGCCAGTGGTCTACCCATGGAAGTGGATTTGTTTTTTGGTCGTATTTCGGGTCTAGGCCGATTGCTTTCATTCTTCTGTTCGCCATGTATTCTACAAACTGGTGTAACAGTTTTTCTGATAATCCAATCATACTGCCTTTTGAAAATAGATATGTTGCCCATCGTTTTTCCTCATTTACTGCTTCATCGTACATCTTGTACACTTCGCCTTGGACTTCTTTAGAAATCTTTTTCATATCTTTGTCATCATTTCTATCATGCCAGTTGTTGATAATAGTTTGTGACATTGCAAGGTGTTGACTTTCATCTCTTGCAATAAAAGATATAATCTTTGCACTACCTTCAAGTAGTTTTAATTCACCAAATGCAAACGAACAAGCAAACGATACATAGAAACGCAAGCCTTCTAAGATGTTTACAGTTACCATTGCAAGGTACATTTTCTTTTTCAATTCATACATGTCAACACTCTTTTCATTAAGAGCCCACTTATAACCATTTTCAATTAAATCATCATAAGTCTTAGTGATTGAATGTGACCTTTCTTGGATTTTCTCATCACCCATAATGGTATCAAATACTTCACTTGGATTTGCATATAGATTTTTGATGATGTATGTATAACTTCTACTATGTATTGTTTCAATAAAATCCCATGTTACAATACAGCCTTCTAGTTCAGGTAGTGATACAAATGGTAAGAAGGCCAAACATGGACCTCTACCTTGTACACTATCTAACATAGTTTGATACTTTAGATTAGATGTAAAAATAAACTTTTGCTGTTCATTTAATTGTAGATAATCATTTCTATCTTTCTGTAAAGACACTTCTTCTGGTCTCCAGAAATAACCTAGTTGTTGTTGGTTTAGTT